CAGGGCATCCCCGGCGTCAAGGGCGACACCGGCGCGACCGGCGCGACCGGTCTCACCGGCGCGCAAGGCCCGCAGGGCGTGAAGGGCGACACCGGCGCCCCCGGCGCCACCGGTGCGACGGGAGCCCAGGGCGACACCGGCCCGCAGGGTCCGCAGGGTGTGAAAGGTGACACGGGCACCCCCGGCGCCACCGGCGCTACCGGCCCGAAGGGTGACACCGGAAATACCGGCCCGCAGGGTGTGCAGGGTCCCGCCGGACCCACCGGCCCCACCGGACCGACCGGCCCCACCGGACCCAAGGGTGACACCGGCGCGGGTGTGAGCATCAAGGGCACCATCCCCACCGGCGGCCCGCCGACGATTGAGCAGGTACCCAACCCCGCCCCGGGCGACATGTGGATCGACGCCAACGGCAACGGCTGGGTGTGGGACGGCTCGCAGTGGACGAACGTCGGCCCGATCCGCGGCCCTGTCGGTCCCGCCGGACCCACCGGCCCCACCGGACCGCAGGGCATCCAAGGCCCGCAGGGTGTGCAGGGTGTGCAAGGTCCCACCGGGCAGGCGGAACGCTGGTGGGCCGGACCCACCCCGCCGTCCTCTGGCACCGGTGCGATCGGTGACTGGTTCCTGAACACCAGCAACGGCGACGTCTACGAAAAGACCGCCGCGACAGTGTGGACGCTCACCACCAACATCAAGGGACCGAAGGGCGACACCGGCCAGCAGGGACTCCAAGGCGCGCAGGGACTCCCCGGCGAGACGGGCGCCACGGGTCCACAGGGTCCGCAGGGCACCGCGGGTGCCACCGGCGCGCAGGGTCCGAAGGGCGACAAGGGCGACACCGGCGCCACCGGTCCCACCGGCGCTACCGGCACCGCGGGCGCCACCGGCGCGCAAGGCCCCAAGGGCGACGTCGGCGCGCAAGGTCCGCAGGGCATCCAGGGTCCGGCAGGCCCCACCGGCCCCGCAGGATCGCAAGGCCCGCAGGGTCCGCAAGGTGTGGCCGGTGTGAACGCGACCGCCCCCGCCGGTGCGGTGTTCCCCTACGCCGGAGCGGTGCCACCGAACGGGTACCTGCTGTGCGATGGCAGGTCCATCAGCCGCACCACCTACGCCAAGTTGTGGACCGCGATCGGTGCCGTGTACGGCTCGGTCGACGGCGCGAGTTTCAACCTGCCCAACATGAACGGTCGCGTGCCGGTGGGCCGGAACGCCGGTGAGACCGAGTTCAACGCGCTCGGCAAGGTCGGCGGCGAGAAGGCTCACCTGCTCACCGTGGCGGAGTTGGCCTCGCACAACCATGAGTGGACCTACGGCGGCAACTACCTCGGCGCGGGCCTCGCGGGTGGCAACACGGGCAACTCCTACGTCAACTGGTTCCTCGGCAGTTCGCAGTACCAGGCCCCGGCGAACATGCTCGGCATCGCATTCAACGGCGGCAACCAGGCGCACAACAACCTCCAGCCGTACATCACCCTCAACTACATCATCGCGACCGGTGACTAGGAGCCACGCATGAGCGACCCCATGAACGACCCCGCGCTGGCGGACCCGCGGCTCGGTACCCCTGAGGTGTTGGCCGCGTCCGAGGCGTACAACCGAGCGCTGGCGCTCCTGGTTGAACCGGAACTGCACGCCCTGCAAGCGGCGATCATGGACGCCGAGGGCATCGAATCGGGCGACCCGTGGCGTCAGCCGCTCGGTGCCATGGACGCCTATCCGCTCGGCGCGATCGTCTCCCACAACGGCGGCACCTGGGAATCGACGGTCGCCGCGAACGTCTGGGAGCCGGGGGTGTCCGGCTGGAAACCGTCCGGTCCCGGCATCCCACCCTGGGTGGCGCCGACCGGCGCGCACGACGCGTACGCGAAAGACGACGTCGTCACCCATGAGGGGAAGACGTGGCGCTCCAACATCGACGCGAACGTGTGGGAGCCGCCCGAGCAATGGACCGACATCACAGATGAGGAGGAATGAGATGGGATACGCACTGCCCACCGACACGGACTACGTCTCGGCGAGTTGGCAGAGTCACCGCAACCGCAACCCACCGTCGACAGAACCCGGCACCGACTATGCCAGTGGGTATGGTTCACCCCTGTTCGCCCCGGGCGACGGCACGATCGTCGACCTGAAGTCGTCGACGTCCAGTGCCACCGGCCGGTACCTCGCGATCGACCTCGACGACGGCCGCCGGGCGCGGTCCCTGCACCTCGCGGAGATATGGGTGCACAACGGCTGGCGGGTCGGCCGCGGCCAACAGATCGGCCTCACCGGCGCGTCCGGCTGGGGGAGTGAGTGGGGCTACGGCAGTCACGTTCACGAGACGCTGTGGAACTTCCACGGCTACCAGTTCTGCCCCGACTGCACCATCGACTTTGCACCCTACGTCGGCGGCGACACGCCGCCACCGGAACCAGAACCAGAACCAATACCAGAGGAGGAAGACGACATGCCCAAGAACAGTGGGTACTCATACAAGCGGGAAAGTGACGGCCAGATCATCTGCGGAATCCTGAACACCGGTTCGGGATTCATCACCGAATGGTGGGACGGCGGCGGCGCGTACAACAGCGCCATGGCGGCCGCGTTCGATACGCCGACGTTCGCGGCGATCAGCGAGTCGCACCGCAATGCGATCTACGCGTCGATTGTGGGGGTGCGGCCGCCGACGAGTCTCGCGGTGGACCTCACCGACATCCCCGATCTGACCCCGGCGAGAGTGAGCGAAGATGGCTAGTTTCACGGTCACCGTCACGGTCCTCACCCACGACGGCCGCACCCTGGTCGCGACCCGCACCCCGACGATCCCGCCGGACTATGCGGATCGGGATATCAAGCACTTCTACGCGCAACAGGTGGAGGCCACCGCGCACGATCTGATCCGCAATCAGGGTGACCCGGATTGGGTGGCGCCGTTCCTGCGGGCGGCGCTCCTGAACGATGCCCGGATGACACTGATCGAACGGCTCATCCAAGGGTGGCCGGAGGCCAGCCCGGAGCGGCAGGCGGTCATGGCGATCATCCTGAAGGACGAGGAGGAACTGCTGGCGGAGGCTGGACCTCCCGACGAGGGGTGAACGGTGGCGCCGGAGGAGGGTGAGCGGCCGCGGTGGTCGTTCACCTGGCTCCTGCGTGTGCAACGCACCGGCCGGAACCGGCCGCCCGACGGCGGGGATGGTCCGGGCCGGAACTTCTCCCGCTGGTTCCCGTGGGCGGTGGTGCTCCTGCTCATCGTGCAGGTGACTGTGCTGGTGTGGCTGGGGGTTCTGCCGCGCTAACCCCAGTTTGGTAAATAGGGTTAGGCCCTGTATACTAATAGGAGTAAGCCCGGTTAGGAAAGGAACCCCATGAGTCTGTTCGTCCAGGACACGTTCGCTGAGGCCCGTAAGCAGGGTCTGCTCGAACCTGGTTTCGTCGGCACCTACGCCGACATCGTCGACATCCTCAACGGCTGGGCGGAGTCCGCCGCCGAGGTCGCCGCGGAACTTCGCGCCGAGCAGTATTACGAGTCCGGCCGGGCTGGTGCCGACCAGTACCGCTGGGAGGAAGAACAGGACCGCTTGCGGAACCCGTTCGACATGCAGACCGGTTATGCGGTGGCCGCATGAGCGCCCCAGTGGAAGGCACCAAGGGTCTCGGCGTCGGCGACCTGATGCCCCCCGAAATCCTGCGTGAGAACGAGGACCCGTTCCACTCCATCGTCTGGTTCCCCTACAGCGAACGCGCCGCGGCTGAGGAGTTCGCCGCCCAGTTCGGCTACGTCGTCCGCGAGGGGGTGCCGCTGTGATCACCGCGGCCGCCCTGAAGCCCGGCGACGTCTTCACCCTGCCCTCCGGCGCCTCGCATGAGGCCGTCAAGGTCAACGTCCTATCCCATCGAGTCAGCATCCTGACGGTGCTCGGTGAGTGGGTGATCCTGTTCCCGAGAGTGAGAGTGACACTGCCGTGACCGACCCTGATCTGCCCCGCGACCTCGGCCATCCCCGCCAGGACAATCTGGCGGGATTGATCGCCGGTGTTGTCATAGGCTTAGCCCTGTTAGGACTGTGCCTGCTGGGGCTGGCGCTGTCCGTCTTCGGCGGCATCTGAGCCTGGAGTGTGCACGCTTCACCCACCCTCTCTGGGGGCTGGGTGGGTGCGGCGTGGACAAATCCAGTCCGCCCTCGAAAGGAATCCCATGACTGACAACATCACCCCGCCCGCGGGCTGGTATCCCGACCCGTCCGGTGCGCCCGGCAACCGCTGGTGGAGCGGCACCGAATGGAAGGACGACGTCCAGCCCGTCGTCGAACCTGCCGCCGAGCCCGCCAAGCGGCCCTGGTTCAAGCGCAAAGCCATCATCATCCCGGTCGCCGCGGTCGCCGGTGTCATCTTCCTGAGCGGTGCGATCGCATCCGCCAACGGTGGCGCCGACCCGGTCGACAAGCCCGCCGCGGTCAAGCCCGCCGACAAGCCCGCCGACAAGCCCTCCGACGAGGAGAAGATCAAGACCGTCGAGATGGTGTCCCTGGAGGGCATGACCGTCGCCGAGGCCCGCGTGGTCATGGATTCGTTCGGGCTGGTGCTCGTGGCTCCCGACGGTGCCGCCGACGACTGGATCATCACGACGCAGTCCCAGCGCGCCGGGGCACTCGCCCTGGACGGTTCCACCGTCACCGTGAACGCGGCCGCTCCCGAGGGCGGCACACTGGCCCACCCGTTCCCGGCCGGGTATGTCGTCTCTGTCTTCCAGGGGTCCGAGGACAACACCCTCGCCAACATCACCGCCGCGGTGAAGGACTGGAACGCTGGTGCCGCGATCGCGCAGGCGAACCAGTTCAACGATCCCGCCCAGCCCGGGTACCACTACGTCGCCGTCGAGTACACCGTAACTGGGGCTAACAAGACCGAGCCCGCCGACGTCTCGATGCTGATGTACGACTGGACGCTGGCGCAGACCGACGGCACACTGATCGCCGAATCCAACTCGGTCGTCATGCCCGACGACTGGAACCAGACCTACGACCTGCCCGACCTGTACGAGGGTCAGTCCGGTTCGTTCGTCATCGTCTACCAGGTGCCCGATGCCTACACCGGCGCTCTGCTCGCGCAGGCGTACGGCAAGTACCTGTCGCTCTAACCGGAGTTCGAGGGGGGTCGCCTGCGGGCGGCCCCCTTTCGTCGTCTCTGGGTACTAACCCCGATTAGGTAATGTCGGTCGTAGGCTGTAGCATGTTGAGGTAAGCCCGGTTAGGAATGAGGATTCAAGTGCTGACTACGATCACCGCGGCCGCCCCGACGATGGGTCCGGCCTACGACAAGACCGATCCGTCGACCCGACAGCCGTGGCTGGACTTCCGCCGCGGCGGGATCACCGCCACCGAGATTCGGGACTGGCGGCAGGGATCGAAACGTCGCGCCATCATCACCACGAAGGTCACCGGCGAGGACATCGACGACATCGGTCACATCGCCGGGGTCCGCCACGGCAACCTGCGGGAGCCGGTCATCGGCGAGTGGGTGGAACGGGAGTTCGGGATCACCCCGGTGCAGAACGTGTTCTCCCACGCCGACAACCCGCGCTACATCGCCTCACCCGACGGCGTCACCCTGGACTTCAGCGGCAACCTGGTCGTCGGCACGCCCGACACTGCCCTGCTCGAAATCAAGACCGACTCCGAGTCGCTGGACCCCGGTCCTGTCGACGCCCACCGGGTGCTGATCCACGTCGCACCGGGCTCCAAGTTCGACCGGCTCGGCTACTACGCCCAGATTCAGTGGCAGATGTTCGTGATGAACGCGGCCACCACCCTGTTCGTCTGGGAGCGGCACACCGGCGAGGTCGACCCTGAGACCGGCACGTACACCCCGGTGGGTGTCCCTGAGTACGCGTGGATTCCTCGCGACCAGGCTGTCATCGACACGCTGGTGGAGATGGCCGACGACGCGCTGGCCCAGATCGACGCGGCGCGGCTGACCGCGTCGGGGGAGTTCCTGCCGGAGGCGTCCGACCTGCCCACCGAGCACGCCGTGCTGGTCGCCGACTACCTGGCATCCCTGGACGCGGAGAAGGTCGCCGCGGCCGCCAAGGTCGCCGCGTTCCGTGCCCTCCAGGACTCCTACCTGGGACAGCCGGACACCTCGATCGACGCCGGGTTCGCGACGGTGACACTGTCGACCACCTCGAAGACGGTCCGGTCGTTCGATGAGGACGCCGCTCGCGCTGAGGCCCCTGAGGTGCTGGAGGCGTATGCCCACCTGGTGAAGAAGTTCACCACCACCTCGACGACGTCGACGCAGTCGCTGACGATCCGCCGGAAGAAGTGATGTCGGTACCCGCTGTTAGGGTAACCCATGTTAGCATTGGAACTAGTAAGCCCACCTGAAAGGAATCCCGCCGTGCCCACGACGACAACCCCCAAGTCCACCACTCCCGAGCCGACGACGTTCGCCAACCTGGTCGCCGCCCTGGCCGCGTTCCAGGCCGACCTGCCCTCGGTTCGCAAGAATCAGACCGCCGACGTCCGCGGCCGCGAGGGGAAAGCCTCGTACTCCTACGACTACGCCGACCTCACCGACGTGTCCGAGGCGGTCCTGCCCGCCCTCGCCGCCGTCGGGCTCGCCTGGCACACCGGCCTCGACACCGTCGACGGCAACGTGGTGATCCGCTGGGAACTCTCCCACGCCGCGTCCGGGGAGGCCCGCATCGGCACCCTGCCGGTCGGCCGTGCCGGGAACGACTGGCAGTCGATGGGTTCCTCGATCACCTACGCCCGTCGCTACGCCCTGCTCGCGGCCACCGGTGTGGCACCGGGTGGCGACGACGACGACGCCAAGTCCGCGTCGACCGCCGGGAACCGTCCGGCACCGGTACAGAAGCCGGTGGAGCGTCCCGCGGCGGTGCAGTACCTGCCGGAGGGGCTGTATGACCTCAGTGGGATCAACTCCAAGGCTGACGCTGAGGCGCTGTTCTACCGGGCTCGCGGCGCGGGTCACCTGAACCTCGCCATCCAGATCGACGGCCAGCCCCGTCCGTTCGGCGCCTGGCTCCAGGAGACCGGCCGTGCGTTCGCCGACGCCGAGGCCGCCGACCCGGACGCGGCCGCTGTCGCCGAGCACGAGGCCACCCTGACCGGCGCGGGCACCCCGCTCGCACTCCAGGGGGATGACACCCCGTTCTGATGAGGTGAGTTAGCGTGAGCGGCGGCGACGTTCTGAACCCTGTTCAAGTGGAACAGGCGATCGTCGCCGCCGCGAACGAGGTCACCGAGGGCGTCGCTGTCGTCTCGCAACGCCTGGAAACCTACCGGGCCGCCGAGCGCCAGTTCGACGCCGCCTGGGCCGCCTGCTACATGCAGGCGAAAGGACCCGTCGAGGAGCGCAAGCAGACCTGCGTGCTCGCGACCATCGCCGAGCGCGAGGCGCTGGACATCGCCGAGGTGTCGTACAAGTACGCTGACCGCCGATGCAAAGCCGCAGAGTCGCGACTGTCCGCCTTCCAATCCATCTCGAAGTCCGTGCGGGCGATGTACGGGTCCGCCGGAACCGGGGATTACTAACGTGAGTTTCTACCACTGGACCTGTCGCCACTCCGCCGAGTCGATCGACGAGACGCTGATCCTGCGTCCACGGCGACAGCCGCTCCTCGCTGATCTGCCGCTGATCTGGTTCACCACTCTGCGGGACGCGAAGCGGGCGCAACTGGGGCTGTCGTCGGTGACGTTGGAGTGCGATCGGATGGACCGGCTGTACCAGGTGATCCCCGAGGATGAGCACTTGATCGTGCGGTGGGGCGACCTGAAGCGTCACCCGCAGTTCTCCGGCTATCTCGCCGGAGCCCGCCGACTGGAGTCGGTGCGCGGGACCTGGCCTGGACTGTGGGCCGTCGCGGTCGACGAGATTCGCGTGGTTGCGATCCCGGCTAAGTAGGGGTAGACCCTATTACGTGGCGCACGAGTTCAACCGCCGGGTTCGGCTGGCGATCCTCACAAGGGACCTGAACCGGTGCGTGCGGTGCGGCCGCTACATGCCCGAGGGTGCACACCTGCACCACCGGAAACTGCGGTCGCAGACCGGCGGCGGCTGGGTCGAGAACGGCGTGACCCTCTGCCCCGGATGCCACATCTGGGTGCACGCGAACATCTCGGCGGCCAAAGCCACCGGGCTGATCGTGCCGTCCTGGGCCGACCCGGAAGCGACGCCGGTGATGACCTGGCGCGGCCCCGGCCTGCTCAACACCTCCGGTGAGTTCGTCATGCACAGCCCGCCCTACGTCCCGGCGGAATGGTGACTGAGACGCGCTGTGCGCCCCGTGGACGCGATAGAACCTGCAAGATGCCCACCGATGTAGGGTTAGCCCCTACAGGCCGTGAGAGGCGACACGGCTAAAGAAAAGCCCGGCCCCTAACCAGGATTGCCTGGAGGGGCCGGGTACACTTCGAGTTACCACGCTCGCGTAGGCACCAGTCTACGCGAACCAAACGTAGATTAGGACCCATTCGTGAACAGTTTCTTTGGCGTGTCTGAAAATCGGCGATCCTGATGGGCGCACGTCTGATCATGGTCGCCGTCGACCTGGCCGCAGACAAGAAGATCGGGCACGCGGCCGCCCGCCTATTGAACCGCATGGCCATCAGCGCGTTGGATGACGCCGACCGCCCGTGGTCGCAGTTGACCATGGATGAACTCATCCACGCGATGGGCGCCGAACCTGGCGAGGCGGGCAAGCGCGTCGTGATGCGTGCCCGGCGCGAACTGGTGGCCGCCAAACTCATCAAGGCCGATGGGGGTGGTCACCGCACCAGCGCCGCCCGGTACGATCTGCTGTTCTCCGCCGACAGCACCGTCCTAACCCCAGTTACGGTGGGTGAGAAAGGGGGACGAAATCGGTCGGAAAGGGGGACGAAATCGGTCGGAAAGGGGGACGAAAAGCGTACGCCCCGCCTTATAGAGGATTCTGAGGATCAGGAGGAGGGCACCTGCCCGAATCATCCAACCGGCTGGCACCATGATGAACCGTGCCGTCGGTGCGCGAAGAATCGACAAGACGCCGAGAACCGTCCGACCCAGTCTCAGATGCAGACCGTCCAGCCCAACAGCCCCTGCGTCTACGGCCCTCAGCACCGCCTCGTCGCCGACGGCACCTGCATCGGCTGTGACACCCGCGACTTCTTCAGACCCGACTCGATCACCGCACTCCAGGAAGCCCGATTCTGATGCCCGCCACCTTGATCATCACCAGCACCGGGACACTCCACGCCCCGACCTGCAAATCGGCCGTCACCTCCAGCACCGCCAGGCCGCTCACCATCGAAGCCCTGCCGTACCTCAAAGCCGGTTACAAGCGGTGCCGCAGTTGCCTTGACCAGATGACCTGGGTCAGTGACAGCGTGCTCATCGCGTCGATGAACACCTGGAACGACGCTCGGCACGCCGAACGTCGTCGTGAATGGGCGGCCGCGGAGGAGGCTCGCGCCGCCGAACAGGAAGCCCGCCAAGCCGCTCAGGCCGCCGCCGCTCAGGCCGCGGTGACCCAGGCGATGTCCAGCCGGGAGCGGGACATCCACCGCATCAGGACGTCGAACGTCGACGACGCGGTTGTTCTCGCGATCTTCGAGGATGTCGTGGACTTGCTCGAAGGACTAAGCGAGGGGGGGAACCCGATTGAGTGGGAGCCCGGTGAGGCTGAACTTCTGATCCGCGGTGGATGTACCCTGGTCGACTTCCAGACCGGCGTCGACGCGGCGATCAAGGCTGGGTCCTACCGCAAGGGTCCAGTCTGGGGCTACATCCGCAACACCGCAATCCGGCGGCGCGTCACCTTGACGGCCGATCGCCGCGACGGCTGACCGGCGCGGCGTTCTAACACCGGTTAGTGATCTGGCATGATGTCTCCTCGTGGACCAGAACCCGTTGTCGTGGATGAACTCGCCGGTGATGCCTGCCGAGTGGGCGCAGGATCAGCGGCTGTCGTACGGCGCCCGCGGCGTGCTGGCCGAACTGGTCGACACCGCGCCGGGTGGCGAGATGTCGCTGGAACGCCTCGCCGCGATGCCGGGCGCCGAGTCCGCCGACGTCGTCGAGGGCTACCTGGTGGAACTGGAGAAGGTCGGCTACCTGGTCCGCGACGACCAGTGCTGGTACCTGTACGACCCGCACCGATTCCAGTAGGGGCTTCCCCTACCGCGGTAATCGGGGTTAGCCTCATGCCGTGGACCCGGTCAATCGGGATGACCCGCGGTACGACAAACCGTCGTACTTCGATGACGCAGTCGCGGCGGCCGCCGCCGCGGCCCGAGCCGCACGCGCCGCGGGTGCTGATCCCGAGACCGTCAAACTGTCCGCCAAGGCCGCCGCGTTCCAAGTCGCCGGACTGCGGACCCAGGATGACCCGTGGCAGTCGCGGATGGACCTGGACTGATGTGGACCTCCAGCGTGCTGTCCACCTGCGAGTCGAACGACCCGGAACTGCGGGGGAGGGACGGCCAGAAGGTGGAGGTGCTGGGCATCTCCGTCGATCGCACCGGGCTCCAGGTGATCACGTTCGCCGACGTCCGAGCGGTCGCCGACGGCGCCCTGCTCACGGTGCCGGTGTTCCAGATGCGACGGCTCCGCGAGGAACGTGACTGATGCAAGTCGACATCCCGGACGACGTCTACTACGTCCTGGAGGAACGTGCCGCGCACCTGCACGTCGACGTCAACCTGGTGATCGCGTCCGCGATGGCAGACATCACCAGCGGCCACCACGCACTGTCGATGCCGGTGCGGCAGGCCATCGGCATCCTGGTCGACCACGGCCTGTGTGACGCCGACATCGCGAGGCTGACGCACTACACACCGGGCTATGTCGCGATCGTCCGGCGCCGTCTGGGGAAGAAAGCAAACCGCCGTTATGGGGCTAAGCCGGATTAGGTTTCTAACCCTAGTTCGGATAGGATGGGACACGTAAGCCCAACCGAAAGGAATCCCCGTGTCTCACGGCATTACAGAAACAGACAAGATGTTCTCCGTCCGTCGCCCTACGTGGCATGGACTGGGGGAAATCCTCGACGACTACCCGACTCGCGCCGCGGCGCAGAAGTTGGTGCACGACTGGGAGCCGATCCCGGAGCCGATCTATCGCGCCACCCCTGTCGTCACCGCCGAGGGCGACCTGAAGACCGAGTACGAGGTCATCCCCGGCAAACTGGAGTACCGCCGCTCCGACAACGGTGCCCACCTGGCCGTGAACAACGAGTCGCTGGCGATTGTCACCAACACCGAGGTCTGGGATGCCGCCGAGGCGCTTCAGGGTGGCCCCGCGTCCGACGTGCTCTACGAGACCGCCGGTTCGCTGAAGGGTGGCGGCCTGGTCTGGATCATGCTCCGCCTCGCCGAGCCGCTGAAGATCAAGGGCGACCTGTCGCTGAGCCTGCCGTACTACCTGCTCCAGAACGGCCACGACGGCATGACCGCGTTCAAGGGCTCCGCCACCTCGGTGCGAGTGCAGTGCGCCAACACCGTCCGGTTCGCCGACCTGGACGCGAAGGCCCGCGGCACCGAGTTCACGTTCCGTCACACGGTCAACGTCAGCGACCGTGTCGAGGAGGCCCGCAACGCCCTCGCCGGATGGCGTGAGTCGATCGAGGCGTACCAGATGCTCGCCGAGCACATGATCACCGAGAAGGTCACCAAGCGCGGTGAGGTCGCGTTCCTGGAGCGCTTCATCCCGGCCCCGCTGTCGACCATGACGTCCGACCGGGTCAAGCACAACATCGAGGTCGCCCGCGGCGAGTTCATGGGCGTGTACAACTCCCAGACGAACGAGGGCATCACCGGCACCGCCTGGGGTCTGATGCAGGCCGCGTCCGAGTGGAGCGAGCACATCCGCCGCGCCAAGGGCAACCAGATGGAGTCGAAGTTCAAGCGTGCCCTGCTCACCCCGAACACGGTGATGACGCACGCGAAGACGTTCGCTCTGGAAGCCGCCCGCGTCGGCTGACGGACTGCGGGCCGGAGGTCCCTCGACCTCCGGCCCGTTTCCCTGCCGCTCCCCAGTAACACCTATTCATAGCAGGAAGCGAATACCAGATGGCAACCCCGATCGCCGACGAACCCCGCCCCCTCCGGCCGGTCACGAACGTGGACACGATCCTCGCCGATATGACCCGGCGCGGCGCCCGCGGAACCACCACCGAGGAGGCGTCCTACCGTCTCAGCGTGCAGGTCAATTCGTACACCGGACGTCGTGCCGAACTGCACCGCCGCGGTGTGGTGGAACGTCTCGCCGAGAAGCGCGACGGCCAGCACGTCTACGTGATGCCGGAGTTCGTCGACGGCCGCCCGATCGCCCCGTTCGTGCCGCACCGGACCGCCGCGCCGATCTGGCTCCATGACGCCGTGGATCACCTGGATGAGTGGCTGACCTACGCCGACGTCGACGCCGACGTGAAGCGTTCCATTAGTAGCCTGATTGAGTACGCCAAGGAGGACCTGTAATGGCTGGTGAAACCATCATCACTGTCGTCGGCAACCTGACCGCCGATCCCGAACTGCGGTACACCCAGAACGGCCTGCCCGTCGCCGGGTTCACGATCGCGTCGACACCCCGCAACTTCGACCGGCAGTCGAACGAGTGGAAGGACGGCGAGTCGCTGTTCATGCGGTGCTCCGCGTGGCGTGACCTCGCCGAGCACGTCGCTGGATCGCTGACCAAAGGCTCCCGTGTGATCGCCACCGGCCGCCTGCGGCAACGCTCCTACGAGACCCGTGAGGGGGAGAAGCGCACCGCCATCGAACTGGAGGTCGACGAGGTCGGCCCCAGCCTGCGGTACGCCACCGCCACCGTCACCCGTGCCGCCAGCAACCCGCCCGCCGCCGCGGCCGCGCAAGCCGACTCATGGTCCGCCACCGGATCGGCTAACGGGCAGGATGCCTGGGCACCGGCTGGCGCGTATTCCGACGACACGCCGTTCTAGGCCCTACCCCATGTTCGAGTAGACTCAGACCAGCCCGCGACGGTCCTTTTTTGGGATTCCGCCGACGTGTGGCTAGGGGGTCGTGGCCGGGCTTACCACCCAATCGGGTGCCGCTACACGACCCCCACCTTTTTGCTCTCAATAGAGACTCCCTTAGCGTCTCGTTTGCGCCCTGTGCAAGCCCATTCACTTGCGTTAGCCCTAACCCAGTACACTGCGACACGCGCACCTTTAGCGGGGTTAGCCCCTACCGGGTTAGACTGTGGCCTAATAGGTGTAAGCACCAACCCTGGAAAGGAACTGGAAGACCGTGCCCACTGACTTCCTCACACTCACACAGATCGCTGAAATACTGGACGTAAAGCCAGCCTCAGCGCGGGTGTACCACGAAGTAGCATCCCGAAACCGACGAGAGAACCAGGTGCGTCCCACCGACATGCCAGCCCCGATGAACCGCATCGGGAACACGCCAATCTGGGACCCCAAGTCGATTGACGAATGGATGACGAGGCGAACGCCACGTCGTCGCGCTGAGACACCGCAAACTGACTCAGAAGCCGCCGCGTAACTAAGCGACTTTCCTCCCCCGGATAAATGATTCAGTGCACTGAAAGAACCCCCGACGGGACAGTTCAGTGCGCCCGCGAACGGGGTCATCGTGGCCCGCACAGCATCAGTCAAACGATGGACGTGCCCGAAGCGATGACCCCGTTCCTGGAACAAGCGTGGAACAACCTGCAAGCCGATCAACAGAGACTCGATAAAGCGATCCGAAACCAGCGAATCATCAACCTGGTGATGCTCGCGGCGACGCTGTTCTACCTCGGCATGATCGTCGGCGAAGTCCTGGAGCATGTGTAGCGGGTTTGCCGATAATGAGGATTATGTCAACTTAGGTTGACGCGGCCAATGACGGCCGAGTTATAGGGGTTACCCCTATAGAAGGCGGCTCCCGTTGTCGGCATGGACTCTGGCCAGAACTCCGGCTAAACTGGAACCATGCAAACCGTGCCCCTCAGTGAAGCGAAAGACGGCCTCTCCGGCCTGGTCGACCGTGCCGAGCGTGAACATGAGACGTTCGAGATAACCCGTCACGGCCGCACCGCCGCGGTGCTGATCAGCAAGGACGCCCTGGAGTCGCTGTACGAGACGCTGTTCTGGCTCTCCGAGCCCGGAACCCGCGAGGCCGTCGCCGAGGCTCGCGAGATGATCGCGACCGGCAAGGGTGGCCACAGCGCCGCCGAGACGCTGGCTCGGTATGGAATGAAACCGCGGTGACGTGGGACGTCTCATTCACCGACGCAACGTGGCGTGACCTGGATAAACTGCCCGAGAAGGTCAGGCAGGCTATCGTCGAGTTCGCCGTGTACACCCTCCCGGAGAACCCCCTGCGGATGAGCAAGCCCCTGCATGACGAGTTCAAGGGCATCCAGTCCGCCCGGCGCGGCGACTACCGCGTGCTGTTCGTCCTGGATGACGAGACGGGCAGGCTGGTGGTCGTCCGAGCCCGCCACCGCCAGCACGCCTATCGACTGCCCGTCCCGATCTGGGAGTAACCATGACCGACACGCCGATCCAGAAGCCCGACGTGACCCGCGTCGAGGTCATCGACGACCGCGGCCGCGTGTTCGTCGCGTACTACCGGACCGTCGGCGTGGAGGTTCACACCCAGGACGACGGCCGGACCATCAAGGTGTTCGCCGGTGAGCCCCAGCCTGAGGGATGGACTCCCCCGTGGCCGCTGTTCCCGGAGCGCTGATCGCTAGCAAAGCGAGTGGTCTAACCCCTAGTAGACCCGCCTCTCCCGTGGGCGTACCATGCCAATTAGGCACCTAACCGGGGTTAGTATAGACTGTAGGGGTAAGCCCGGTTCAGAAAGGAACCCCCATGGACTTCACTCTCAGCCCTACCGAGGTCGCCTGCGGCGTCACCGTCGACGAGGTGCGCCGGGTGCGCGCCGAGGCGTACGTGATGCACGACAAGCGCTCCGTCGCGATCGGCCGCAACGTCGGCCCGGCTGTCGCTGGTGCGGCCGCACGTCTCGCGCTCGGTGGACCCGTCGAGTTCGACACCATCAACATCTGGGGGCAACCCCTCTACCGACTCGCCTAACCCCGATTAGGCACCTGACCCTAACGTGGGTTAGACTATAGATGTAAGCCCGGTTCGATGAAAGGAACCCTCCCATGAGCACCACGCTCGATAACGTACTGAAGCCCCGGCTGGCGCTGTTCGCCAAGGACCTGCTCGCCGCCGGGTTCAAGGTCTACCTGTACACCTCCGACATCAAGCGTGTCCGCGACGGCGGCCTGCCGCAGGTCGGCAACGGATTCCGGTTCTCCCGCGAGGTCGAGGGCCAGACCTGCTACGCCACCGTGTCGCTCGGATTCTTCGAGTCCGCGTCGTTCTCCATGCCGATCAAGCCCTCCACCCAGAACGGCTCCAGCATGTGGGTCCAGCACCGCGGCCTGCGTGAGAACGCCGGACCCGGCGACTACTCCGAGGCGCTGACCGTCGAGAACGCGACACTGTACGCCTCGCCGTTCAACTCGAACCCCCTCGTCGGCCGTCAGGCCAACTACGAGGACACCCGGTTCCCCAACCTGTACACCGAGGTGACCCCATGAGCGCCGACGGCAGGTTCCCCGAGCACGAGAAGATGGCCAAGATCACCGACAAGTCCCAGGCGATCGGCGAGTTCCTGACCTGGCTCGGCGATGAGAAGTCGATCTATCTGACCGATCACTCCGACTACCGGCTGGAGGGCATCCCGGTGCAATGGGGTCCGCTCCTCTACGAGTTCTTCGAGATTGACCCGGTCAAGATCGAGACCGAGAAGCGCGCCATGCTGGACGAGATGCGCGCCACGTTCGCCGAGGCCGAGGTCAAGCACGAGGAGGACACCCCGGATGCCTGAGATTGCCCAGGACATGCCGCAGGACGTCTTCGACCTGATGGCGGGGATCGGGTTCCCGTTCGACAAGGTGGCGCACAACTGCCACGCCGTTTCCGTCGCCATCGTGAAGCACCGGCTGTACGACAACGCCCGCGTCGCCCGCGGCTGGGCGAAAGGCGTCGGCTCCCAGCACTCCTGGGTCGCGATCGACGGCGACCCGTACGACCCCGACGGCCGGATCATCGACGCCACACTGTGGTCCTACGACCCGACCGTGAGCCGGGTGTGGGCCGGACGCCTGAGCGATGGCGTGCACAAGCCGCACGGCGCCGGACACTTCATGACCGTCGGGATGCCGTACAACCACGGCGACCGCGAAATCCGGCTGATCATCAACCGGCCGATGTCGGAACGGGCACGCAACTTCCTGCGGATGCTGGGACCCCTGGACTACAAGGGCTGGTGGCAAGTCGCACACCTGCCCGTCGAGGGCTGGCCCGCCCGCGAAATCATCGAGGCGATGCTGGACACCCCCGCCCTCGCCGTCCTCGTTCCCGTCGACATCGTCGGCATGATCACCGACCGCAACCCGCAAGGAATCTACCTGCCATGAGCCTGTTCGACCGTCAAGTCCGCCGCTACGCCGACGCCATCATGATCCTCCGTACCGGGACCCCGGCAGAGCAGGAGCGCGCCGCCGCACGGCAGGAGCAGATCACTCGCATCCTGGAACAGTCCGGCATCGAGTTCACACCGTTCCTCGCCGCCGTCGACCGCCGGGTTGCTGAACTGGAGAACGCGCTGTGACCGAGCAGGTGTACCTGACGATCGCGCAGTACGAGGCGCTGGAGAAGGCGCAGGCCGACCGGCGGTCCCGCGGGCTATGCGCCGAGTTCCACCCGCCGACCGGCGACATCTGCACCCGCCCGATGGATCACGACGGCCCGCACCGCAGTGGCGTCGAGTGGGGAGCCTGATGGCCAAGCCGCAGACGATCAGCCTCACCCTCACCCAGCCGCAGTTCGACGTGCTGATGAACGCCATCGACTCGCACTATCAGGACCTCAGTGGCAACGCGGCCAACGGGGACCGTGACGCATCCCGGCAGGCGGCGACCCTGAACCGTGCGGCAGACCGGCTCCAGACCGCGTGGGATCGCGCCGTCGACGGGTTCTGACCCGCTGTCAAGTCCCGTGTCCATGGCCCTGGAATGCCCAAACCCGCGATAGGGTTTAGCCCTACACAACGCCTATTCGGACATTCACCCTAACCCCTAGTAGAATCAAGGCCATGACCACAACGACGCAAGCCAGCAACCCCGCCCTGGATGACATCGCTCTGGCGTACGACAAGCGGCGAGACCTTGCCAACCGTCTCGCCGAGCAGGACACGTACATCGGACAGATCGTCCGCGAAGCGCGGGCCGCCGGTGCCACCTGGGCGGCGATCGCCGAGCAGGCCGGAACCTCCGACGTCGCAGTGCTGAAGGCCGCCCGCAGGCTCCCGAAGAAGAAGACATGACAGACACGCTGACCACCCACGATGGCGAACTGGTGACCGCTCACGTCGGCCCCATCCACCTCGACCGCACAGACCGCGGCGTCGAGGTCACACTGGTGGGCGCCGTCAACCCCACCGCTCTGCTCACCCCCGCGCAGGTGCGTCGCCTGCACCAGGTGCTGGGCACGTTCCACTAACTGGAGTTAGCCATGAGCGCCGAGATGTATCCCATGGAACCCGGCAATGCCATGGACCTCCCTCGCGCCCAGTGCCGTGCACACAACCGCGCCGGAACCCAATGCCGCAACCGCGCCATCCTCGGCGGCACCGTCTGCCGGATGCACGGCGGCGCGATCCCCCGCGTGCAGAACGCCGCGAAACTCCGGCTGATGAGTCTGATCGACCCGGCCATCGGCGTGCTCGCCACCGAGATGGACAAAGCCGACTCCTCCGCCGACCGGCAACGCGCCGCGAACTCGATCCTGGACCGCGCCGGTTTGACCCGTGGTTCCACCGCTGACGCCGACGTGCTCCGTGCCCTGATCATCGACCGGCTGACAGCCCTCGCCACCGGTGAACAGTGAACTACTGGACCCCCGTCGCTGATGACGACGGCATCTACGTGGCGCTGATCGAACCCGACGGCCGGGTGCTGAGACGGCATCCGATCGAGTTCGACACCGACCGGGAGGCACTGCGTGCCGCGGCCCGGCTGAACGCCCGCGACACGGCCGAGGAATGCCCTGCCACCATGGTCGTGGAGAAGATGGCTGGCCTGCCGCTGGACTGCGTTCTGGAGCGCGGCCACGACGGGCCGCACGTCGACAGCGTCACCGATGCGAGGTGGGTGCCGTAATGGCGATCGCACACCTGTCGTACGTGATCTGCGACTCCTGCGGCACCCCGGCCAGCCAGCCGGAGGACGATGCCCGCACCGCCCGGCAGATGATGTCGTCCGAGTGGACCCGTGTCAACGGCCGCGACTTCTGCCCCATCTGCTCGGTTCTGCCCACCCGGGATACCCCGCACCCGCTAGCCCTCGCCGGACTGGAGAACTGCTGTGACGAATGACAAGCCGAAACCCGAGCCGAAACCGGAACCCCTGCCCGACACGGAGCCGATCCAGCATCTGGAGCCCGGCGACGCGCCGGTCCCGCACGTCCACATGGACGAGCACTAGCACCCCACCAAGGAGCACATCATGATCACTTTCCTCAGCGTCATCGCCCTGCTCGGCCTCGTTCTGTTCGTCATCGGCGCGGTGATGTGGTTCACCTCACGCGACACCAACCCCACCACCGGCGTCGCGCACCCTGCCGTACAGCGCGCTCGCACCGCCGTCACCCTCGCCGTCAGCGGCCTGGTGGTCTGGGCGGTCATTACGATCATCCTCGGCATCATCGCTCTCGTGGATGCGTGGACCTGATCACATGACGATGTTCTGGGACCGGGACAACACCCCGATCGAGGACGTCCTGGTGTGGGCTCGGAAGTTCGAGGACCACGACTACCGGCAGATCGCCCTCGACGTGGAGGGCGAGTGGAAGGTGTCGACGATCTGGCAGGGCCTGGACCTGGCCCGGTCGCTTCACGCCACCGACGACACGGCGATGATCTTCGAGACCGCCGTGTTCAACGAGGGTGTGTGGACGGACTCCGGCATCTGGCACACCAAGGACGAGGCGATCGCCGGGCACGGGATGTTCTGCTACCGCTACCTGCCGCACCGGCTCCTGCCGGGTGCGGAACATCTCCTCGCCGCTCCCCCGATCGAGGGTCCGCATGATCCTCCACTACCCGGGTAGACCGGGCCGGGCCTACTGCGGCGGGCACAAGCAACCGCGGGAGTTCGCGAAAGACTGGTCGTCGGTGACGTGCGTGAACTGTCTGGCGGCCGCGAGGGCGGACAAACTCACGTTGCCTAGACATCTGCGGGCATCCGCCGCCTAACCCCAGTACGGGATTGTAGGGGCAACCCCTACAATCGGAGGATGAGCCTCTGGCAGAAGATTCAGGGCGATCCGGTCTGGATGCGCTCAGTCAACGGCTGGCTCGTCTGGTTCTGGTTCGCGAACTTCCCCCCGGTCATCCTGATCTACGCACTCGCACCGGACGTGTGGAAGCAGGCGTCCATCCTCTACCTCGCCCTGGTCTCGATCTACGCCAACGTGGCTGGGCACTGGGCCGCGTGGCAGGCGAGCCGCGCCGAGGTTGCGCTTCAGGAGGAGTCAGAGGAGGACGTCGCCGACGAGGTTGTAGAGCGAATGGTGGAGCGCACCAACGTCGAGGCCGAGGGTGACCGGGAGTGAGCGCGCACACCCCGCAGGAATGGCGCGAACTGGTCGCCCGGCTCACCGCCATCCGCGACAACCCCGCCGAGTCCGGCGACCGCCGAGCGCACGCCACCGACATCCTCGCCTCGATCCGCAAGAACCCCGCCGCGCAGATCGCCCTGAAGGAAGCCCCCACCGGAGCGCCGCCACCGCCACCGCCACCGAAGGTGACCGACCTGACCTGGCAGGAGTTCGACGACTCATGGCTTTAGACCCACGGTTCGTCGCCGACCTCCAGGAGCGGATCAAGGGCAACCCCGCCCTGGTGATCGACGTCGTCGACACGTTCCCCGCGGAACTGTACGGCCAGTTGCTGGAGGCGATCGGCGGTGCCCCCGGTGCCGCCCTGCCGTCGACGCCGCTGGAGCAGGCGATGCAACTGGACCCGATGTACGTGCCCCGGGACCATCTGGTGTATCTGTCCAACCGGCTGGCCCGTGCCGCGGAGGACCTGCGGGCGGGCAGGTCGTCGAGGATCGCGGTGTCGATGCCGCCGCGGTCGGGGAAGTCGACGCTGGCGTCCACCTACCTGCCGCTGTGGCTCCTCCGTCAGGACGCGTCCCGCAAAATCGGCATCATCTCCCACGACCCGACGCTGTCGACCAACTGGGGGCGCCAGATCAGGAACCTGATCGAGAACCATCCCGAACTGGGGTTGGCGATCGCGCCGGACGCCGGTGCCGCATCCGAGTGGCAGACCACCGGCCGCGGCGGTGTCACCTCTCGCTCCGTCGGCCAGTCCGTCGTCGGCCGCGGGTTCAACATCATCATCCTCGACGACCTGGTCCGCGACTTCGCGGCCGCGCACTCGGAGGCGAACCGCCGGGCGGTGTGGGAATGGTGGACAGCGAACGCGTACACCCGGCTGGAGCCGCCGTTCATCATCCTCGCCGTCGGCACCCGCTGGCACGAGGACGACGTCATCGGCCGTCTCCTCTCCCCCGACTACGACGGCGACCCGACCGAGTGGGATGTCATCTCGTTCCCCGCGATCGCCGAGGAGGCCGACGTGCTGGGCCGCCTGCCCGGCGACCCGCTCCTGTCGCCGCTGATCGTCACCGAGACGCCGGAGAAGGCGTTGGTGCGGTGGGCGGACACCAAGCGCGCCGTCGGGTCGTACAACTGGGTGGCGCAGTTCCAGGGCCGCCCGTCCCCGGCCGAGGGTGCCGTGTTCAACATGGGCTGGTGGCGCTACTGGACTACTAACCCCAGTTTGGCGACCGATGACGGCACGGTCCGGTTGATCGACTTCGACAACATGATCGGCGGCACCTGGCTGTCCTCGTGGGATGCCGCGTTCAAGGGCTCCGACCAGTCCGACTACGTCGTCGGGCAACGCTGGGTGCGGCAGGGCGGCAACCGCTACCTGGTCGGCCAGACCCGCAACCGGATGTCGTTCACGCAGACTCTCGCCGAGATGCGCCGGTTCCACGACCCAAGGGTGCACGTCCACCTGATCGAGGACAAGGCGAACGGCCCCGCCATCATCGACACGCTCCGCGATGAGATAGCCGGGCTGAAGCCGATCAACCCCACCAACTCCAAGGAAGCCCGAGCCCGCGCGATCACCCCCGAGATTGAGTCCGGCAACGTGTACCTGCCGCACCCGGTGCAGTTCCCCTGGGTCGCCGACCTGCTCTCCGAACTGCGGTCGTTCCCCACCGGCGCGCACGACGACCAGGTGGACGCGATGACTCAGGCGCTGTGGGAACTGCGGGACGCGGGCGCCGGGATGGTCACCAACCTGGCGCGCCGGGAGATGCCGAACGTGGAGGCGCAGGCAGGCGGCCGGACGATCGCGAGGGCGGCCGCGGCTCGCACTATGCGCCGACGCTGAGTGGAGTTAGGCTAACCGCTATTCAGGGAAGGACTCTCGATGACCCGTGGGAAATACGCCGATCGTGCCACCGCCGCGCAGGCTCGCGAAGCCGCCGAGGTCGAGGCCGCCCGTGTCAAACACCAGTTGTTCTTGGCGCAGGGCGACCTCCGGGACCTCCGAGCCACCCTGGAGCGGGAGCGGGAGATTCATGACGCCCGTGTCGTCGCCCTCACCGCCGACATCGCCGCGGCCACCGGCGATCGTGTGCGTGAACTGGAAAAGGAACTGGAGGTACAGCGGCTCCTGGTGGAGGCGTGGAAGGGGGCATCGGAGAGGCACCGAAGGGTGATCAGTTCCGCGCTCAACCGGGTTCGAGACTTCACGTTCAAGACCCCCGGCCTGGGGTCCCAGCCGAAGCGCGAGAAACTGTTCGAGGAGTTGCTGGTCATCTTTGGCGACCCCGAGAAGGACGAGGGCATTCACCGGGAGTACATGAAGGACGCGATCCACGAGAAGGGCCAGGAGGAACATGTGGCATCCGGGTTCGGTCGCGGCGGCGGCTCCGTGTACAAGGTGAGCGCGTGACCCGCGGGTACCACTTTGCTCGCGACAAAGACCTCACCGACAACCAGGAGGGGAAGGTCGACCCGGTCTACCTCGCCCAGGTGGAGAAGATGACGGACCGCCGGGAGCGGGCGTACCGGCTCCGCGAACAGCGGGACGCCGCGAAGGCCGCGCTAGTCGCCGCGGAGGACCAGGTGGTGGTCGCGAAGCGGAGCAAGAACCGGGCCGCGATCCGTGAGGCGTGGGCGCTGGTGAAGCGCCGTCAGGATGAACTGGCGTACATCGAACGACTGATGACCGGCGTGCCCGGTGCGTCGAGTAAGCATCGTGGCGTGAAATCCACCTGGCCGGTCGCCGACCCTGAAGGGGTTCAGCGGGGCGACCCTGAGCGGTGGATGCCGCGGACCAGTGACGGCAAGCGGCACCCGGTCAACTCGACGCGGCCGTAGTGCCGCTGATCGTAGCCCACTCCTCGGCGGTGCCGAACTCGGCGTCGATGATGTCGTCCAGCGACTCGCCGTCACCGAACACCTGGATGAACAGGTGCCCGCCGTTCTCGGTGGTCCAGGTCAGTACGCCGTTGGTGGGTGTCGGGCCGTGGCCGACGTCGACGTTGGTGACGAACGGGTAGAACCGTCGGGAGCCGGGGTCGATAGCCATACGCCCATCCTAACAGGGCTTAGTGCGTGGCGTAGGCGATCAGCGCCCGGTCGTACTCCGGCTGGGTGATCCGGGACCGGGACTCCCCCGTCAGTGCGGTGCCGTGCTGGACGAGGATCGTGAACCCGAGGACGTCGAACCCTACGTCGCTGAGGAGGTCCTGCACCTGATCGCCGAGGAGGATGAGCCGGTCGCGAAGTTCTTCTACTTCCATGCTGAGCATCCTAACTGGGATTAGGTATATAGGTCCAGAGCCGGTAGACTGTAGGTGTAAGCCCGGTTAGGAAAGGAATCTGTATGACCACCCTGCTCGAATCCCCCGTCCGTCGCGAGACGCTGGAGGAGTTCATGGCCCGCAAGCACGACCCGAAGTGGAAGCCGAAGGCCCTCCCCCGTTCCCGCTCCGCCCGCCTGTCGGACGCCAAGTTCTCGGCGCTCCTGCGTCAGTACGGCGGCTCCGGGATCGTCAAGGTGAAGTGATGACCGTCCTGGACCGCGTCACCTTGTACGACGTCGAGGATCGCCTGCGTGGCGAACTCGGTGTCGACGCCGTCGAGTTGCGGCGCGACTACTCCGGCCGCGGCATGGCCGGACGGCACTGCGTCGGGTTCGCCTGCGACGACGCCGGTGATGTCCGCGTCGCCCTCGCCCACCTCACCCACGACGACAACCCCGAACTGGCGGCCGCCGCCGCGGTGCTCGCCGAGACCCCGGCCGAGGATGCCATGGGCATGGGCGCGATCGTCTACTGGCCCTGGGTGGCCGCCGCGTAACTAACCTGGATTAGGTTCCTAACCCCTATTCGGGTATACTTGGAGAGTAAGCCCGGCCAAGGAAAGGAATCCCCATGTGTGACTACGAAGCCGAAGAAATGCTCGCGGAGTGGGAGGCGGCACAGTGACCGCCTACGTCAACTACCCGCTCACCGCGTCCGACGACGACGAGTTCTTCGACGCCCCCGCCGGATCGCTCCTGATCCTCTGCGACGAGGACCACATCGAGAAAGCCCGATTCGAGAAAGTCGGCGACGACTTTGAATGGTTCTCATCCGCCGGGTCGACCTACCAGGCCGGTGAGGTCTGGTCCAGCCTGTTCGCCGACGGCAACCCGTTCGGTGACCACGGCGTCCGGCCCAACACGGTCCTGCGGGTCCCGCTGGAATGGGCGCAGGCGTACGGCACGTTCGGGGTGTACGCCGCATGACCACCTGGTCCGAGGTGTCCGCCCGTCAGCCGCGTCGCGACCTGCCCTACCTGCTCGCGATGGCCGTGCTGGTCGACGGCGCCATCGTCGATCAGGAGGAGGTCGCCAAGGGTGTCGCCGACGCGTGGGTGATGCCCGAATGGCCCGGCCTCGCGCTGGACTACTCCATCTGGGGCAACCTGTTCGGGGAGGCGCTGGGTGCGTTCGACGACTGCTACCTCACCGACGACGGCGAAGTGCAGTCCCGCGAGGACCTGCCCGAGACGCTGGTCCTGTACCGTGGCGCCGCCGCCGGGTACGAGGACGGCATGGCGTGGACGACCGACCTGGCACGCGCCACCTGGTTCGCGACCCGGTTCAACGGGAACGTCGGCGGGGCGCACACGGTGCGCCGGATCGAGGTTGACCGGGATGCCGTGCTCGCGGTGTTCCACCGTCGGGGTGAGGACGAGTACGTCCTGGACCCGGGCGCGATCGAGGACTACGAGGTCACCGAGGTCGAGGCGTCCTAACTGGGATTAGGTAAGTAGGGCTAACCCATGTTAGACTAGGGATGTAAGCCCGAGTTCGAGAGTCAGGAATCCCATGAGAAATCACACCGTGTTCATCAGGCACGAGAACCAGGCGCAACAGCACGTCACGGTCTCCGCGTTCGGTGAGAACGACGCCGTTCAGAAGGTCTCCAAGATGGGCCTCGGTGGCGTGATCTTCGCCGTCAGGGACCAGTGGTCGACCATGCCTGCCCCCGTCTGAAAAGGAACCCCATGACCCTCAGTTATCTCGAAGCCGCCGCGCTCCCCCAGTTCAACGACGAGAACGATCCCGACGGTGAAGGCTGGAACGCCTACTGCGAACGGCAGGGCGAACTCGCCGCCGAGGCCAAAGCCTCTGCCTGGTTCGACTTCCCCGGCGATCGCTACTAACCCCAGATAAGGAATCCCCATGCCGAAGCCCTACCCCACCGCCACGATCGGCCAGCCCGGTCCCGACCAGTACGGATACCTCGCCGGACTCCACGGCGCGAAGTTGGAAATCTACGCATCGAACAAGGCCGCCGCGATGCGCGCCGCGCTGGAGTTCTGGAAGCCGTTCAAGAAAGACCGCCCCTACCTGTGGGTGGAACTGTGCGAGACGCCCGCCGGTGAGCCCGTCGTGCACACGGCGGTGAACTGATGACCGCCACCACGTTCCGTCTCAGCGACGTCACGATCGCCGTCCAGGACAACCTCGCCTACCCGCTGACGCCGTGCTGTGGCGCGTCAGGCAAGGGCTCCTCGAACGTGGAGTCCGGCGTGGTCTGCCGCTCCTGCTACCAGGAGGTCGACCCGATGTTCGGCGACTGTGCGCCGCTGTACAGCGTGCCGATGGCGCGGCCGACCGAGGACATCATCGCCTCGTGGACCAGCGCGTACGGCGCCGACCTCGCCGCGGTGGTCGCCCAGATCAAAGCGATGGCCGCCTGATGGCCGAGTCACGGGCCACCGTCCAGATGCACCTGGAGACGCTGGAGCGCACCATCCGCAACATGCGAGCGTCCGGCCCCGGCGGCACCCTCGCCCTCCGGGGAGAGCGGCG